TTATTATATTGCATTGCAACCATTTGTTGATGTAACAGTTGCTGCGCCAAACCGTTTCGTAAACCACTCTTTGCATCAGGTAAATCATTGTCGACTAATACTGCGGTATCTTTATAGACTCCACCCGGTATAGTCTTACTAGTATATGAACGAATATTAAGCTGACTTGCATCTTTTAACTGAGCCGCGCTAAGTGCCAGGGCAAAAAGTTCTGCGCGTCCTGCTTCAAATAATGCTTCCTCTTGTCGTTCATCTCTTTTATCTTCTTCATCGGCCTCTTTCTCAGCAAGTTCTTCCTCACTGAGTTCCTCATCCTCATCAAATTCATCCTCATTTGGATCCCATTGTATCTGTTCAGAGTCGCCCTCAGCGACGGCATCATAAACATCTCCTAGATCAACCTCATATACTTCTGGTACTGGCGTTTTATAACCAGGACAGTTAGGGTCAAATTGTGGATCAAAACACGGTGTTACTTTATAAGTGTATACAACATTTGCATCAGTAACAGATCCATTTCCTTCAACTTCTATACTACCATCTCCCCATAATGCTCTAGGAAGATTACCTACAGGAACAGCTTTAGATATTTGCGTTCCCGCCAAAGATCCAGGTTTCCAGTCATCTCTTTCTCTAAAGATATAACCTTCGCCTGCTCCTTCGGCAAATTCGTTTTGGACGTAAACAGTAACCCATTCGCCCGTTTCTTTTTGTATTCTATAACTGTATATAACATTTTGTATATCCAGTCCAGGTGTACCATCAGGCAGAACGTTGCCCATTGACCATCTCAAACTCTGATCTGTAACAGCATTACCCGTATATCCGTAATACGGGGCTATGCTCTCAGAGTAAGAGTAAGAAGGCCAAAAGCCCAGCGCCAATAGCAGGAGCAGCTTTTTCCGCATCTATAGGTCCCATCCCTTTTAATTCTCGTTCGGTTTCTTCTACGTGAGATTCCCATCCCAACTTAGCAGCCTCTCCGATCTGTCCATCATATGGGCATGGTGTTCCGGCTTGCATCATAGCGTCGAATACGCCTTTATCCTGACACATTACTGATACTGCAGCAACTTTCATTCCCATATCATATAATACTTTTGCGTTCTTTAATCTCTGGCAGTTTTCTTCTGTAAAAGTCCCGCCGCCTGAGATACCTAAAATTTGTGTTTGTACAGCTGCAGACACGCCAATTGTACACAGATCAGAATTATTCCCTGCGCTAAATTGTGGTGCAATTGCACTTGGTGGTGTTTGCTTAATAGTTGTGGTCATATTCCCGTCGGTAGTAATCGTACTATCATTATTAGATTTTGTACAAACATAACCTTCCGGGCATTCTGCATCTTGCGCAGCAGCTCCATTAGCAAATATCAATAACATTAAGCTGACAGCAGCTATAGCTATATTTCTCATTTCATTTCTCCAGTGGTATAACTTCATAATGCTTACATTATATTTATAATTCAAATCTTTCCACAAGATAAATAAGTGTATTGCACTCATATAGTGACAATCATAAACCACTTTTAAAGGAACAAACCATGAATATTAACGAATATGACGTCAAAGTACTTAAGGTAGTTGACGGTGATACTGTAGATGTAGACATTGATCTTGGCTTCGGTATTACATTAACAGATGAAAGAGTACGCATTATGGGTATTGATACCCCAGAGTCTCGTACATCAGATAAAGTAGAAGATCTATTTGGAGAAGCGGCTAAACTCAGATTAAAGCAACTTATGAAAAATGGCGGTAAACTTATCACCACCGAAGATAGAAAAGGTGAGGATATGAAAGGCAAATTTGGTCGTGTTTTAGGCGATTTTAAAGTAGAATACAACGGTGAAATGAAAAAAGTAACTGAAATAATGGCTGAAGAAGGTCATTGCGTACCATATTTTGGTGGTTCTAAAGAAGAAACTCAAGCTGCTCATATGAAAAACCGCACTCGATTACTTAAAGAAGGCTTAGTTTCTCAAGATAAGTATGACAAAGCTGTTATTAAAATGGAAAAGAAACGAGCAAAAGAATCAAAGTAATATGATTACTATGTCTCCAACAGCTGAAAAGCACGTCATTAAAGCTTTATCTGAACGTAACAAAGGTGCAGGTATCCGGCTTGGTGTAACTACTACAGGATGCTCTGGTCTTGCATATGTAATAGAATTTGTTGATATACCACAAGATGATGATTTAGTATTTAAATGTGGAGAGATAGATGTATTTGTAGATCCTAAGAGTAATGTATATCTCAAAGGATCACATCTTGATTTTGTTAGAAACGGATTGAACGAAGGATTTGAATTTAAGAATCCAAATGTACAAGCTGAATGCGGGTGTGGTGAAAGTTTTACTGTTTAATTGAAATTAACAGTTGACATTTGCTGCAGAATGTTATATAATATATCCATACTAGTTAAAAAGGATGTTGCCCTATGAACATAGTATTAGTTGAAGGTGGTAAAGCCAAAGAAAGAGAATTGGTAGAACAAGTAGCATGTTGGTGCGTCAACAAGCTTATGCCAAGATTTAAAACTTTGGATATTGAGATTACGATTAAGAAGATAAATACATCCGCATATGGTTATTGTCTTGAAGGTGACACAAATAGACAATTTCATTTAGACATTAAAAAAGGTCTAAGTTTGTATGACTTAGTCAGTACAGTATGCCACGAAATGGTTCATGTAAAACAATACGTAAAAGGGCAACTCCTACATAGATCTGACGGAAGTCAAATGTGGAAAATGGATCCTTCAATACGTGAAGGTAAAACAAAATACGAAAATACACCTTGGGAAGCAGAAGCTTTTGGATTAGAAGATGAACTTGCCAAAGAATGTTTTCAACAAATTAATTTTAATTTTTAGTGAATTAATTGTTGACATTTATAAATAACTATATTATATTATAACTTAAATAAGGAATTAAACAAATGTCGTCTGAAGATTTAACAAGTCTATCATTAGAAAGACTAAACGAATTAATGGTAGAAATGGGTGAATCAGTAACTCTATTAAGTTCTTCATTCTTAGAGGTTAATGCCTCTGATGAAGCTCAATATGAAGTTACACATTTTTCTCCTGTAACTGGTGGAAATGTACAAAATCATGTCTTTGTAGATCTTGATTTACAAGGTGATGTTGAATTAGTTTTTAATGATATTGAAGAAGGTGATATGTGGTTGCGACGTACTGAGGAAGAAATTGCCGAAGAACAAGCACCAGGATCGCCTGGTCAATAGAATATCTCTGCGACCAGCCTAAGACCAAAAATATTGGGTCAAGCGCAAACTACGCAGAGCGGCTAAGATAAGTTAGGCTGTTAATTATCTTAGACCGAAACCTAGGTAACGGCCTATACCTATGTTGCCCGTCGGCATAGGAATAAATCAAATGCTATTCGGAATAGTAAATCACCGAAAGTATAGGGCGGGCCAAATTACCCACATACATTATGGAGACTTATGAATCCCACAAAACGTAACGTGCTAGTAGTAGATGCTGGCGAAGATACGAAAACCACTGCAGGTGGTATTATTCTACAAACAACAGTTGAAACAGGATCTAAACCAGGATTTGTTTTAGCAGTTGGTCCACAAGTTGAATGCGTTAAACCTAAAGATAGAGTTGCGTTGGACTGGGGCAAAGGTATGCCGATAACAGTAAAAGGCGAAAAAGCTATACTGATAAATGAAGATTTTATTTTAGGTGTATATAACGAGTAACAAATAGGGAAGCTATTAATTTAGCCTCCCTATTTTTTTAATTCTTAGCTTTTGTTCTTAATAGCGTCAGCACCAAAGAATGCTGCAANNAACTAATGCTGAAATAGCAATAAAGTATGTTGGAGCAATATCTCCTACAATACCTGCTGCTTCATCTAAGCCTAAAAATGACGTTGCTACGATTGCAAACGGATATAGTAACATTCCGAATAAAGCAAACCAAGTCATTTTACGCATAGCATCGCGTTGAGCATCAGCATCTTCCATCTCTTTACGCTTAAACTCTAGGTGCATTGCCATTTCTTCTTTAGAAATGTGGCCGTCACCATTAGCGTCCATGCCTTCAACTGCATCAGCGTCGATTGTTTTCTTTGCCATTAGTAATTCTCCTAATAAAATATAAAATTATTTAACATAACAAAGCTCGACTCAATACGAATATTTATAAATAAGAATAACACAACGCTAATAGTCAATTTAAGGAGAGACGAAGATGGCAATCAAAGTATCAGGCAACACTATCATTAGTGATACACGAGAACTTAATAATATTACAGGTTCCGATACAAGTACAAATACGGTAATCAATGACGCAATTGCTGCGCAAAACAATGTTCTTACAATTTACGATTCAAATAACGCTGTAGTTAGAACTTTATATTGTGGCATCGCTGCTACACCTTAATTATTTAACCAGTGAGGAATCAAAATGGCTGTAAGAAGACCCGTATACCTGTTTGCTGATCCAAACGGGGTCCCAGTAACATCAAATTTTTATGAATATACCGATGCCTATATGGAAGACATTCTCACGTTTGCATCTTATGTTCATGCGCAAGATCCAGCAGTAAAACTTGAATGTAATACTGCAAACGGTATTCAGATGCCGAATCAAAACTTTACTGACACATATTATATTGCTGGTGCATCAACAACTCGAGTAGATAGATTTTCTACTGAAGCTGAAACACCAAACGTTTCTATGTCAACAGATGTATATAACAGAATACGTGTTATTGATAACCAAGGTACATTACCTACATCTGATACAAACAATCTAGAATATCCGCTATATCTAACGAACCAGACTCCAAGACAACTCAGAGCAATGACACGTCAAGACTTTATTGATACGTTTGTTACTCCAGCTTTATCTATGTGGGGCGGAGCAAATGCAAACGAACAAGGTGGTACTTATTTCTTAANNACATCAGCAAGTCCAGCAAACGCTACAATTATTGGAACTGTTCCTGTTGCAATAAACTCTGTTGCTAATTTAAGTGCATATTCCTCTGGTGGTATTGGAGAAACACAAAAGCAAACAACTGATACTAATTACTGGCTTGCTAAAGTTGATTATCCTGCTACTGAATTTGATCCTATTGAAGCATCTTTACCGCTTTATTTTGATGCTGGTACCGAAACAATTAAAGCCCATACACTCACATCTTGGACTGCTTTATTAGGTCCTTTCTTAAGATATTATCTTGGTGGTGGTGATCCAAACGTCGAAATTTCATACAACATTAATGGCAATGGTACAACCCAAGGCGCGATCTTTACAGATTCACGCCGTACTCCAACAGGTACAGGTTATACTACAAGATTTGTTAACGCAAACGATTATCGAACTCAGGAATTTCCTACTGGTACAGAAAGTACAGTAGCTGGAACTGAGAAAAGATTAAAAATAGTTTATGGAGCAACACCTGTAATTACATTAAGTGGTACTTCAGCAAATCCAAACAGATATATAGCATACGGTCCATATGGAACTGAAACAATTGGTACAAATCAATATACTACTAACGCTTCACCAGTAGGCCAAGGTAATTATTCTTGGTATTTTGCTCAAGGAAATATGGAAAGTTACGACAACAGCTGGAGATTACAAGTTAAGTATAATGGTACTACAGTATTCGAGTCACCCGGCCAAGACGGATTTGCATATACTACTTCTGAGAAAAATCTTCTAGGAAGTGTTACTGATTTAGCCACCGGTACCGTGTATAGCCGAGGCGCTCAGCGCGGCTCAAGCTTGATAGGTTATGCCGGTGAAGCAACAACATATGGCCCTGATGAAGTTGCTTCTGAATCATATGAAGTAGCACAAGCTACTACGACTTGGAGCTTAATAAACGGATTTAAATTTACTGCAACTGGTAATGTTGAAAAAGATGGTAATGATTACGACGCAACTCGAATTGCGGGTGGAATTAATCCTGGTGAGTGGGCTAACCTTTCATCAGTAGGCGCAAGTCATTGGGTAAGATTTACTGATGATACTACAGCAACTAATACTGGTACTGCAAGATCTCCAGCATCTGGTGATAACTATACTGCGTCTGGACCATCTCAATACAGTTGGGTAATTAATAGTAATAATATTACTGTTACTTGGAATGGTGATGTAATTTGGAATAAAAATTATTACCCCGCATCAGAAGCATCAGCAACTACAGCAATCTTTATTGGTGATAGACGATACGAAAGAGGTACTCTACAAACGACGAATAATTATGGAGTATTCTACCAAGAAATTGGTGCAGACAGATATACTCCTAGCAATGGTACTTTTGGAGCATGGACTTCACTTGGCACAGATCAAACAGTAAACTGGAGTTCCTCTGATGCCGAAGGAGCATATGGATCTCGATTTACACAAATTAAAGCTGAAATTGCTACAGATTCAGGCGGTAGTAATATTGTAGCTACTGGTTATTATAGAGTTAATTGGCACGGGCAACAATTGATATTAGTAAATCTTGACGGTCAACTTACAGGCAATGCAAATAGTAACGGATTAACCGGAAGCTGTAGTTGCCGGATTGATTGGAACGCTAGTACTGTTGGAGTAAATGCATTCGGTAATCCAGGCACGGGTTCTCCTTCTTATGACTGGATAGATAATTCTGGAACTGCTTCAGATTATGAAGTAAGATTTACTTATTCTACTACGACGACTGGCGGCGGAAGTGTTTCTGGATTAGTAAACGGAGTTAGTGGATTACCAGCATCTGGAACTTGGTATCCTGCAGAAAATACTCATCAAATACGTGTTGAAGATTCTGGAACCAGTCCTGATTCTTCATTCGCAAGTGGTTCTGTATCTATTAGAGAGCAATCATCTGGAACAATATTAGCAACACGAGCGTTTTCAATTTCAGCGAACAATAATCCATAAGGAGTAGATAATGGCAATTTTTAGTGACAAAATAGTAGATGTGGTTTATGCAAACCCAGAATATACTTTAATTAAAATCAGATATGAAGACGGTGAGGGCAATGTTTGTCCGCACGTAATAGACGTAGATCCTGATCATTCTGATTTTCAAGCTTTAGAAGCTGAAGGCTGGGATTCTGAGAAGATTAATGAATCAACTGCTGAATGGAAACGAGCTCAATCGCAAGCTTGGAATATCGAAGTTAATACCGCTGCTAAAGAAATAGCAGCGCAAATGGTTGGTTCTGATGTCCTCTTAAAAGAAAAAGAACGTTTAGAAAAAGAAACAGGTAAACTTGCTGCAAAACTTGAAGAAGCAAATGTAGATTATTCTGATGCTAAAAGAAAAGTAGGCAACAGTGCAGATGCTGTTGTATATGATCATATGCTTGAATTTAATGATAATGCAGATATATTATTTAAAGTAAAGCTTTGGGCATTGGAAACTGATATCGTAAAGAACGCTGATAAAGCTACAAAATCATCTATAAGAAAAGCAAAACGAGTTACGCAACTGATTAGTATTATAGATAATATTATAGAATAAAATATCGTGAGTATGAATAATGTGGAACAAAAGCTATGATCTTAGGTCATTAGTATTAGATGTTGAGTTAACTTCTTATTGTAATTTAAGATGCCCTCAATGTTCAAGAACAGATGAACATAATAACCTTGAAAAGAAATCTTGGTTGCCTCTTCATTCTGTATCTATAGATCAGTTTAAAAACTGGTTCCCTCCAAAAGTAATATGTACACTTAAACAAATACATTTTTCAGGAACGTATGGCGATCCTGGCATGTGCAAAGACTTAGCTCAAATAATCGATTATATTATTGACGAAGGTACTTGTAAGGTATCCATTAACACTAATGGTTCTATGCGAGACTCAGATTATTGGTGGGATATTGCAGCAAAAGGTCAACGTCGATTAAAAATCATTCTTGATATTGACGGTATTAATCAGGAAATGCATGGATTCTATAGACGTGGTTCTGATTTAGAAAAAGTATTAAATGTTGTAGAGGCTATTAGCACTACGCCTGTTGAGGTGAGTGTTCTTACTGTTTTATTTAAACATAACGAAGATTACCTTGAACAAATTCGTGATATGGTAAAAGCACGCGCATCTAACTATATAACCTTTGATGAGGTTGAAGGTAACAATTTCCAAGGTGGTCCAATATATAAATTTAAAGATGAAGATGGTAATGATCAACAATTAGAACAAGTAACACGTAAAGATAGAGAACAAGGACTTGTGCGAGAATCCAGGCGTGTAAGAGACCATCGCCATATTGAAATCGTAGAACTATATAATAAAATAGACTGTTTAGCAGCAAGTCAGCAAAATCTTAAAATACAATCATCTGGCCAAGTAACACCGTGTTGTTATATGTCAACTCCATTAGAAACTGCTTCATTATTTAATCCCAATAGCTTTAATCGCATGATTACTACGTATGGTGGTAAAGACGAAGATATTAATCCTGTTGCACAAGAATTTATCGACAATCCTGATTTATTTAATTTAGATCATACACCTCTATTAGATATTATTAATGGTGAATGGTTTACTAAAACATTACCAGACTCTTGGCAAACAAAAAGCCCTTGCTTCGCATGTTCCAAAGTGTGTGGCGTAGTATGAAGTGGGATTCAAATCAACTTAAAGTATTTCTTGATATATCTACATATTGTAATGCTGGTTGTCCACAATGTCATAGAACTAATTCAAATGGACTTGGTAAAGAAGATTGGTTACCATTAATACAATGGTCTGTTGAAGAATTTAAAACTGCGTTTCCACCCAAGGTATTAGAAAATATTGATAGATTTAAATTCTGTGGTACTTGGGGTGACCCAATTATGAATAAAGATATATTAGGAATTTTTAAATATATCTCAGAATATGGCCCTTTATGTTTAATATCTGTTGATACAAATGGTAGTATTCGCAACGAAGATTTTTGGTGGGAACTCGGATGCATGTTTGGCACAAAACTTGCGGTAGTATTTGCTATTGATGGAATTGATCAAAAAATGCATGAAAGATATCGAAGGTTTACTGATCTCGATAAAGTACTCAGCAATATGCATATGCTTTCTCAAACAAATGCTATCGTACAATCACAAACAATTCTTTTTCAGCATAACGAAGATTATAAAGACGAGATACTTGAGTTAGTAAAAGAATATGGTTCTAAAAACCACGAGTTTGTAATTTCTGATAGATTTAATAATAATAATACTGAACATTTTGTAGATGATAATGGTGATGACTTTACTTTAACAAGAGCTAATCAAAAATCATTACCAAAAGGTGTTATATCAGGAGCGTTTAAACGAGAAACTATCCCAGTTAAAATAGTTGAAACTATTAATAAACCTGTTGAAGCGCCAAAAGTTAAAGTTGTAATGAAACCACAAAAAACATTAGATTATAATATTCAATGTAGATGGGCTTTACCAAGAAACGAAGTTGTAGTAAATCCAGATGGCCAAGTTCTTCCTTGTTGTTTTCATGCTAATCATATATACGGAAATTGGCCAAAGAATCAAATTCTTAACGATCCTGCATATAAGTATTACATTGAAAATAAAAATGAGTTTAACGTATTTAAAACATCTATTATTGATATAATGAACTCTGAACATTTTGCAAAAACACTACCCGAAAGTATAAAAGGAGATAATCCTAATCCAATCTGCGTTAAAAACTGCAGTAATAGAGTAAAAACTGAACATCAACTGAGAGAGCGACATGAAACCTGATAATATTATTTTTGTAAAGCATGGTAAAAAATACGATGCTGAATATGTGAATAGACTAAGAGATAAGTTAATGCCTTATTATCCAACGTCTCAATACTTATGTTATACTGACGATCCTATTGGAGTCGAAATAGAATGCATTCCTTGTTTTGAGAAACCAACATTAAAGTATTGGTGGAATAAACTTGCAATGTTTAGTAAAGACTTTCCTGTTAAAGGTAAATGTTTATACTTTGATTTAGATATGGATATTGAAGATGACTTTACTGATTTTATTAAATGGGATGGATTAACTGTACTCGACGCATATTGGAAAACTGGTTTGTATATGGCTCCACACGCTTATGATGTACAAATCAATAGTTCAATTATTACTTGGACTGCTGGTGAACAAGATTATGTGTGGGATAAGTTTATGTCGAATAAAGACTACTATATGAGAAAATATGCTGGTATAGATCGATTCTTAAAACACGAAGGTATTAAATTTAATACATTTGAAACTGGCATCGTTGATAGCGTTGCAAATCCTGCTGACTTTAAAGCACCGGTTAAAATGTTTAATGGAATTCATTATGAGTTATAAAGAACAACTATATAAAAATGCGTTAAAGGAAATACAAAGGATCTATAAAGAATCTCAGTATAATCCTAACGTAGATTTGTATCGTAGCTTTGATATAATTAATTCAGTAAATGATAATCAAATAGCAAGTAAAGAATGGCTTGCAGATAAAATCATTCCTTACATAGAAAAATCAAATCATAAAAGAGTTTGTTTACTCGGTGGTTGGTATGGTATATTAGGAATCATTCTTAAAACAAAATATCCTGACGTAGAATTAGCTTCAGTAGATTCAGATGAAGAATGTATTAGTATTGGTAAAAAACTATCAACAGGTATTTGTAAGCTTAATTTTAAACACGAAGATGCATTAGATTATATGCTTGATATCGATGGTAAGCATGATATAATCATTAATACAAGTTGTGAACATATGGAAAAGAACGATATCATATTAATGAATAATTTAAAAGGAAAGAATACTATTGTATGTTTGCAATCTAATAATTACCATTCAATACAAAGTCATATTAATACATACGATAGCCTTAATGAATTTGTTGAATCATTAAAGTTAAATCAAATATTTTATAAAGAAGAAATGGAAGCTCCTGGCGGAGAATATAATCGATATATGGTGATTGGTCGATGAAAAGAATTATTTTTACAGTGTATGATGACTTAAACGAAGTCGATGATACTTATAGTCTTGGTACACCCGCAGTAAAACTTGTTGATGAATATCTCGATAGGCTTGTACAAAACAAAAAAGACTACGCCGAATCCATTGGAGTTGATTTTAAGTTTTATCATAATACTATGAAAGATTTCGATTGTGATGTATCGTTAGAGTTTACAAAGGTTAATTTATATAAGCATCATATAATGTGTAAACTTGCAGAAGAATATGATGAAGTTCTATATGTTGATATGGATGTTGTATTGAACACAAAAGAAAATATGTTTGATGAACATGATTTAGAAAAGAATGGTTATCATATTAAATATCAAGATAACTATATTCAAAGCACTCAGATAAAAGAAGTATTCTTTGCTGAGATCGGATTAAGATCTCCTACTTTAAAATATCATATTACAAAAGCAATGCTTGGTGGAGAAGATAACGAAGATATACATGTAATGAATACTGGTATTATGCTTGCAAATTCTAAATGGATACAGAAATTAGACTTTATTAACAATATGCAATTCGCGTTAGATAGATTAGAACAAATCAAAAGAAAGGCAATAAAAGAAAACGAACAAACATATATTAGTCTTTATTTTTATCCTAATAACGAAGCTTTGTTTGCGTGGATGGTTTTAGAATACGATATACCGTTTTACAATTTAGATGATGAATGGCATTGTATTGTCGATCATGATCCAAAAAAGTATAACTTTGATGATATGAAAGCTATTCATTTTATTAATAAGAAATTTAATTCGTTCTTTAAAGATAAAACTTATGCAATGTTTTCTATACATGTAGATATACCTGACGATAGACTTGATAATCCAAGAGGTCATTATAAATCAAGTGTACCTAAGTCTAAGCATGTTAAAGATCAATTATCAAAATATAAAAATGCTTTAATTGATAATCATAAAGAACAAGCAAATGCTATAAATGCAACATATATTCATTATAGTAGAGATGAACAATATGAAGAGTTTTACAAAAGGTTTCCTCATTTATCAGAATATGATGTAATCAATTTATATAAAATATGGCTTCTTGATAAACTTACAAAAGAATACGATGGTGTATTGTACGTAGATTTAGATTGTTATTTTACAAAGATAGGTATTTCTATATTTGATTACGTTCCTTGGGAAGTAGCATTCTGTTGTAATTACCAGACGGTCCACGATTTAGTTATAAACAGAACTAGCAATTACTTTGAAACTTATCAATACGACTTTCGAAGTCCACATGCAAAATATTGGAACACACATGCTCTTTTAGCTGAAGAAGAAATAGAAGATAACTGCGATATCTATAATACTGGAGTTATGGTTGCAAGTCGAGAAGTAATGAATAAACTTGATTACTTTTCTGATATAGACAAAATATTATCTACTATGAAAGAACTTAAAGAAGATGAGTATTCAATGTATCCACCTCAAATAAGAAAATCGTTTGGATATGATAATGAAACAATCACTGCTTATAAAGTAATAAAGAATAACGTGTTCTCATTTCAATTAAGAGATAATTGGCATTTTAAACATAATGAAAACTATCCTGAGTCATATATTAAAGGATCACCAACTTATGTTCGTGAAAAGGCGCACATAAATGAGAATGTAAACAAAAGACAAATCATACACTTTATTTCGAAAAACTTTTCATTGGTTTTTGATAAATAGTAATGTAACCGCTGATTAAGGTATTTGTATTATGACTCTATTATATTTTTATATGTTCTATTGGATCGTATCCTTTCTAGGATTTACGATAGGATTTCATCGCGTAGTATCCCACAAATCTATAAACCTACATCCTGTTTTAGAGGCATTTGTTCTCTATGTTGGAGTAGTTGCTAGCGCGCTATCGCCGTTGGGTTGGGCAGGAATGCATCGTATGCACCATGCTTATGCTGACACTCCAAAGGATCCACATAGTCCAAAGTATATGAAATGGTATCAAATACTTTTTTCATCTTATAGAGTAAAAACTATTCCACGAAAGTTTGTACGAGATTTATATAAAAATCCAAGAGTAATGTTTTTCCATAAGTATAGGTTCTATGTAATTGGTGTTACATATTGGTTAGCAGTTTTAATTAATCCAATGTACTTGTTATGGCTTGTACTTCTTTTACCTACATCATTTATATTCTTTGGTCTTATTAATGTAACAGGCCACGACTCAAACGGTAATCCAGTAAATAGATGGTGGATAAATCTATTTGCGCCATTTGAAGGGAATCATACTAAACATCATGAACCGAAATAGCGATACACGCTGGGTAAAAATGAATTTTGATGTACCTTGCGATAAAATAGAAAAAGAATACGAATCAGTAAAAGAATCATTAGTTATTCATAGACCAGAAGATGGTCATAAAGATTGGTGTGCTATGACTTTATACGGTACGGGATCTGATAATACAAATAGCCACTGGGAATATGGTCGTAAATCTAAAAAGGATATTACTGAAATAGGAAAGCAATGTCCTGCAACTATGGAATTTGTACAATCATTACCATATGCTCGTATTGATGACGTAAGGTATTTAGTTATTAAACCTGGTGGTTATATTGCAGAACACGTCGATGTACCAGAGCATAATTGGCTTGATCCTCTTAATATATCGATTACATATCCAGAAGGTTCAAAGTTTGTACACGACGGAGAAGAAATACCTTATCATCCCGGTGGTGCATTTGTTTTAAATATACATTATGCTCATTCGGTACAGAATGAATCAGACAAAGATAGATTACATTTATTAATTCACGGCAAAAAGAAAAAAGAGTTTTGGAATTATGTTGAGAAACTCAAACTGTAAAGTTATTACGTTCCTACCAGAAGATCGTCCTGATATTCTAAGACGTTTACACGGTGCTGAATACAATCATATAAACTATGATACTATATCTTGGTTTGATTTTGATTGTATATCAATATTACAAGATGGCGATGATATAGTCGGGTTTAGTTCTATATGGCATAGAGAAGAACATTATGAAGAAGGTGAAGTAAGAATATTAAATCGTTATTGGGAAGATGACGTTTTAAGAAGAGGTGGAAGAGAATTAGCTCGAGCTCATATACTTACTATGGTATCTGAACAATTAAAGTTTGCAAAAGAACTTGGATACACAAAAGCTTTTATAAGTCGAGAAAAGAACCCTCGAGTTTTTAAAGAACTAATAAATAAAATTGCCAAAGGTACAAATACTGAATGGCATATACATGATAAGAGAGTAGCTGTCTGTGAAGGAGACGGTTGCTTACAATTTAAAGGATATACCGAATTATGAAAACTCGTTATGAATTACCACCATTCTTAAAATTAGATATGCAATTTGATGTCGCAAAAATTATTGAAGACGTGAGAAACATGCCACCTGAAACTGATGATTTAAAACAAAAGGATGGTTATGGAGATTTAGTTGGCGGCAAAACTGCAAAGCTACAAAAAGCATTTGGTTTAAAGTTTGATACAATTGAAGATGCATATCAATTTCTACAAGATAACGATGTAAAAGAATCTGAGTTTAGAAAAGGCTTGGGTGGTAAGCGTATGGCTTGGGACTTTAGAAATTATGTAAAACCATTTGAAGATTATATTGTTAAAGATGGTAAAGGTAAATTTGAAGTTAATGGATCGCCTTATAAACAAATCGCTTTAACAAAATATAATCCCGCTGAAGAAGATCGCGTATACGATAAAAAGATTCCTAAGAGTAGACTTGATGAACGTCATTATAATCTCGTAAAAGATTGGGTTAAAGGTACTTATTTAGAAGAAATCCTTAAACAGTTTAAAGGTGAAGTCACTCGTGCACGGATTGCTATTATGGATCCTGGTGCATTTGTTGCAGAACATATTGATTATAATACTGATTATTCAATTCGTTTCCATATTCCTATTACAACAAATGATGATTGTGGATTTTACTGTGTTAATCAAGAAGGCGAAAAGGTATATCAAACAATGGAACCTGGATCTTGTTGGTTTTTAAATCAAGGTATGAGACACTCTGCTTGGAATAAAGGAACTACCACAAGATCTCATATTATCATATCTGTTAATGGACAGGATGATTTAGATGTATAAGAAATGGCGTAATGATTCTTTTATAGAAACAGATTTTAAAGTTGATCGTGAATTTTGGACTCCGTATTTTACCGGTGAATGGCAAGACAGTAATCAATTATATTCAGAATATGTAAGTGATGCAACGGGTGGTAAAGAAATGAATAAGTTTTTTGTTCAAGAGATTCATAATTTTGATCGACCGCTCTTAAAGTTAATTAAAAAGATATGGAATGAATTTGGTATTAGACCAAGAGAGTTTCGTTGTAACTTTTTTAGAGTATTAGAAGGCGGTGAGCTGCCTGTACATGTTGATGTAAAAAGTGAATGCTCAGTATTAATACCAGTAACAGAGAATACAGGCGAATTATATGTAGAATCCGGGGCTCATCGGGATTCAATTGTATATGATTCACTTACAGTTTTAAACACAAAGAAACCACATGGTGTACAATCACCATCAAAGGAAAGGATAGTTTTTCATATGGGCATCCACGATACTAAATTCGGAGACTTAAAATGATTAACAGATTAAATTTACCAGCATTAACATTACCATCACCTGCTCATAATGCCTTAGAAATTGAATACGATAGTTCAATTATTAATTATACAGCTTGGAATGTTACAGACGAAACGGCTACTTTGGTGGCTGGTCAAGTATTGCAAGAGATTTTAGATAACGCGCAATTGCGATATCAAGAATCAGATAATACTAAAAACGACAGAATTTTTACAACACAATCACGTTGGAGAATTCTATATATGATTGATCCGGCAGGTACAGTATTGCATGCACATGATGCAGACGATAACATTACATCTTCTATTACAGCAGTAGCAGGAGAATGGTACCTTATTGATTCACACGTTAAAAATTCTAATTCTGGAATTACCGGTACACAAACTGCTTTAACAATCAATCATAGCGCTGATTTCAATAGTACGGAGCAGGCTTGGATAGATGGCAAAATACTTTAAATATGACGTAAGAAAATACTTTGAGCAATATGTTGATTTTGAAAATAAATCAGTATTAGACTTTGGTTGTAATCACGGTAACTTTGTAAGGTATCAATCTCACCACGATTATACTGGTGTTGATATTAATAAAGCTATTATAGAACAAAACAAAGAACAATATCCAGGTTGCGAATGGATTCATTATAATGGATACAATAAAATGTACAATCCCAATGGTACAGAAGAATTTGTACTTGATAGGGATTATGATGTGGCCGTATTGTTTTCAGTTATTACTCATATGGAAAAAGATGAAGCAATAGAAACTATACAAAAATTAAAAGAACGTTGTAAAACATTATATGTTACATTCTATTCTCACACTAATCAACAAGCTTTAAATAACATATGTCGATATCGGAAATTAGGAATGCCTAATTGGAGCAAGATAACAGAATCAGACGTATATTATTTTAAACCCGAAGAATACCTTTGGTCTTTTTATGACGATGACTTTGCTGCAAAAACATTTGGTGGTAAAGTATATGATACAATCTTTAGTCCTAGAACATTAATGGGAATGCAAAAATGTTTAATAATATAAGCCATTATAATCTTCCAAACTTTTTAACTCATCGTCAGCATGTACATTTCCTAATTGTTGCAAAGAACTTACATGAAGATCATTGGACTCCATATAAAACATCTTCTGGTAGACCGGATGGATTCTCATATTATGATTTAAAAACTACTTTTATTGGTAAGAACGTTTACCTTCTTAAAATGAATCCTCATAATCGTATTGATTGGCATACCGATAGTAGTAAAAGAACTATAGCATTAACCTATCCATTATCAGAACAATATGCACCATGCCAATTTGAAAATAATGAATCAACATCTAAGCCGGCTTTCTTAAATACACAACAACGACATGCAGTATTTAATAATGCCCAAACAAGATATAGCCTAAACATATCATTCGAAGAGAATATGGATGATTGTATAGCATTATTCGAAAGCTTGAACGAATATGAATTTAAAACACCTCAACTTTAAAATAGATAAACCTCGTTTTAGAAGAATAGCTGAAAAGTGGAAAAGTGCTGGTAAGTATTACCAATGGAAACAATTCGAACAAGAAGATAAATGGTTCCAAACATATCCACCTCAAGGAGAAGATGACGCAATATCTGAAATAGAACATGCACTTGGCATTCATATATTTCAGAATAAGCCTCGTTTCTATTGGCTTAAACCAAACTCTAATCTTCCAATCCATTTTGATGAAGATAATGTAACATCAATACAAATTAATCTAATGGATCAAACGCCTGAAATAGGAATCGAAGGCGTGGGTAATGTTCCGTATGAAGCGATGATAATAAATAACGGATATATAAGACACTGGGTAGATCCAGTACCTTATGAGCGTTTACAATTAAAATTTGTAATGCGTGAATCATACGATCAAATAATGAAGGTAATACCTAATGCCATATTACAAAACAGATAGACCATTTGCCGATCGTAAACTTCGGAATATGGATATTATTCATAATCCAAATACATCATTGTTTGAAGATCAATACGAATCGTCATATTGTATTCCAGACTTTATAACAGATAGAGAACGATTAGAACTACTTGAAGTTTGGAACGATAAATTTGATACTATAGGTGAGATCATAAACGATCATATTTACCGTATTACATATCCAATGCTTATTAAAGAAATATCTGATATTGTAAGGCCAAAAATCTATGAACATTTTGGAGATGATATAGTATTCTACTCAGATATAGCTGGTAATGATCCTATGAGTGTTGGAGATCAGATGTTTAAAGCTATACAACCATATGGATTACACACTGACTCAGTAACTCACCTTGATGGGTATAGACCATATAAGGATATTATCATACCATTGCTTATAGATGGCCCAGGAACATATGTTACATTCAACCAAAGATATCGTGGGCATGCCACTATGTTTATGAATGGAAGAGATATAACCTCATATGCTAACTATCATAATATAGTCAAAATACAGTCGTATAAAGAATATGGTGTAGAAAATATAGATGAAACAAATCCAGATCATAATAGACTCGAAATGCTTATGCCTAAACATATACCTTTGTCTGTATATGATGGGCTTTCTATTGAAGCAATATTCTTATGGCAACATTGTAATGCCATCGTACAAGACACGTCAGTGCTTCATGCACCCACAGAGTTCAAAGGAAGTAAGATAGGATTAACCCTACATCTTATGAAACGTGACGAGAGCTACAAAAATAGCATCTCTGGCCACTATACTCCGTGGTCTCCGCACACAAAACCAATAAAAAAATTAAAATAAATCACAAGCCATTGATTTCGTTACTAATTTAATTTGCTTTTAAAGTGAATTAATTGTTGACATTTGCTTTAAGATGATGTATAATATACATATAAATTAATAAAGGAATCAAATATGAAATACGCAATCTACCAAATTCAACTCTCGAATGAACAAGTTGACCTAATCAATGCTGAAGGTCACCACGCTGTACCATCACACATCGCTAAGATGGATATGTCAATGGACTTCAGAGGCGAAAAGATTGCAGATCAAGCTTCAGCTGCTTGGGATAAAGGTTACTATACTCACGTTTGTAATATCACAGCTGAGAACCTTAACCAAGTCTTTGAGATTGGTAATATCGGTCCAGAAGAGAATATCGAAAGGCTTTCAAAAATGCATTCGATCTCAGTAGCTGATGTAATCATTGACGAAACTGGTGAAATGGTTGTTGTAGCTTCAGTTGGTTTCAAAATGTTTGGTAATTTAAAGGAGGTAGCGTAATGAACTTAGCATATTGCGACGCATTCGCGTCATTCATCAGAAACGCTCTGGTAACTATTAAGCCAGAGGATAAAGAGTTTCCTGTAATCAACGGTTTAGTAGCTGGTACTAAGTACGATCTGCACCCTACAGAGGGTTACATGTTATCCACTAAGAAAACCATTGATGTTACAGATGCCAATGGTAAAGCTTACCGTATCTCAATAGAGGAGTTATAAGATGCAAGTTAAAGGTGCAACTACCGTAATTAAGAAGCAGTGTGAATTCCTAGGATTATCTCCTGCTGAAGTCATCAAGTTTGCTAAAGAGTCTCCATTGGCTCAGCCGGCAAAGGTTCTTGAAGCAGTTAAGGTTCTCGAAAGAGAATACCGCGATGCTCAAAACTTTTTTTCAAATAAGTGAAAAAACTTGTTGACATTACCGTCCGACTATGATATAATAGTCTTATCAAAACAACAAAAGGTTAAATTATGAAATCAGCTTACGATCCAACTCCTACAGAAATCAAAGTGGCTAGCATTGGCCGTAAATTAATGGACATCTCTGTTAATATGCCAATGAAAGGTTTGAAAGATGAGGAGATCGCAAGATCAAATCGAATGAGTTCTTTTGGCGATGCCTTAACTCGTTTTGGATCAACCTTTGGTCCACGTAATCTTAATGAAGTACTTAAACTTTCTGGAGTTTCTGTCGAAGAAGCCGAAGAATTCATGCAACTTGGAACTCAATAAGAGGATTAATCAATGAGTAATCGAATTAACACAGAAGCTAACACCGTAGAGCGCAATGCTGAACTACAAGATATGTGCTTTTCTGATTTCTTTAAAGATGTAAACGGATTCCGTCCGCGTGGTTCAACCTGGGATTACTACCTAGGTCTTTCGCCTGAAGCTCTTGAAAAAGCGCTTGATCGTATGGATGCTGAAATGGAAGAACAGCTTATAGAGTCTAAGCGTCAAGAAAAAGAAGACGTTGCGGCTATGCAAGCTGAAATCCAAAATGCGATCGATCTTGGCGCTAAAACTGAGACTGATGCTTTGCGTTGGATAACTCAGAACGAGGACTTCTATTCTGGCCAGTGTGTCGAAAGCTTTGTTTGGAGACGTGGTATTCTTTTCACTCCCTATGGAAAAGAGCTCGTCGAAAAAATCCTTGATGTTGCTCAGTTCAAGGAGTTTGCTTGATGTCCGTCGTGAATCGAATTGCTTCGTTTGATGAGTCATACAAGTACAAAGGTTATGTTCTCGTCAATGAGCTGTACGAAGATCCTGAAGGCTTCTACAAAAACACTTGGATGTGGGCTAAAATTGACGGTGAAAACTGTATTGACTTAGTATCTCTTGATAACTTAAGTAGTAATGCATATGCTCCGTTTGAAGAAGCTCACTCAGTGTTTATTGATATGATCGATGAAATTGAAAATAATTTGAAATAAAATCAAATTAACCGTTGACATTTCCTTTTAAATGATGTATAATGGTTATATAAATTGATAAGGAACTACATTATGAAAAACTCTGAAAGATCTACCTCTTACTACGCAACTGTTAAAATGATTAATGGACAAGTCGCTCCAGAAGATCAAGCCACTCTTGACGGCATCAAAATGGTTGTTCAAATGAACAATACCGCATTTCCTTTCGATAAGAAAAAGCGCGTAAAACTTCAAGGTCGTGGTCCAAGAGCTGTTCATTCAAGAGCAGATTACAACGGTCGTAGCAGATGTTATGATCAGTCTCTTCCTTTAAAATACGCTACTCACGCTGACGTATACGTTTACGATAGGTCTTAAAAATGGAAATCGAAACTCTTCAAAATCTTGATAAGATGCCGTTAGACGACGCTCGTACAGCGGCAGTTAAAATGATTAGTCCAAAGACTAAACCACTTGTTCTTAATCGCCTTAAAAACGATATTGCAAAAGCTCCAAACTCCGGTGAAGTGTCTCGCATTATGTGGCAAGTCTATATGTCTGGTACTGGTCTTGGCATCATAGGATCATCTTGGAAAAAGCATTTCCGCGATGCATAAAAAATACTACCTCCCTGAACCGCTCATTCTTGAATTAAACGAGGATGAGCTTTCTCATATAGATACTATGGCTAAAGAAATGTACTCTTGCGATGTACGTAGACGAGGACGTGATTACGATACCGTTTATGCTCATACAAAAGCAGGTGTTATTCTTGAATTTGCTTTAGTTCGACAAGGTGGTGTAATGAATCCTGCTGAGTTCGATCATACTGTTCCATCATCTCATAACTGGGATGTTGATTGGAAAGGCTTTAGATGTGAAGTAAAGAACTCTGCTGATCCAACACATAAACGTCACGTAACTAAATGGCTTACTATCTCAAACTATATGGGACAAAAGCTTGCACGTAATAGAAAATTATATCCAAATTGTGTTGACATTGTAGTGTTTGGATGTTATAATAAACTATCAGAAAATACTTACGACGTACGATGGAGATGTGTTGCACCTTTTGATACTATTCGCGAAAATCTTAAAAAATGTAATCCAGAGTTCGAAAACAACTGGCTTATCGATCAATATGGTCAAAAGCAAATTAAGTTTTTCTATAATCACAAAGGTGACGAATACGCTGTCTATAATGAAAATGTTTACTAAGAAGGATATACTATGAAATTTGATACTGGCAAACCACCAATTAACCTTGTACCGTCTGAAGCTATTATTGCTGCAGCCGAAGTATTTGCATTTGGTGCAGTCAAATACGGCGAAAACAATTGGCGCAAAGATGTTAACAAGTTTCCCTTGTCACGTCATTACGCTTCTTTATCACGCCATCTCCTGGCTTGGAATGCAGGTGAAGATATCGATCCTGAATCTGGCCTACCACACACGCATCATGCTCTCACTCAGTTAATGATTCTTATTATGACTCAACGCGAGGCTACTGAGGACATCGATGATAGATTTAACAAAGAAACCGATTACAACAAATGATTTATGATTATTAAAATTGAAATTCAGATCGACACTGAAAATGCAAAAGATGTCGAAAAAATGCAAGATCTCTATAGAATTATAGAGGACCTAGAATACAAGTCAAATGAAGGATACTATGATGATGAAAGTTAATGACGTACGTGAATATTTCAAAGGTGAACTCGCCGCTGAAAGATTTACTACTGATAAAACTGGTGCTAAAACTATTGAGATGCTTGGTGCATCTTTTATTGCTGACGAAGAATCAATCTTCGGTAAGCCTGCTCCAAAGTATATTCAAGCTGAATTAGATTGGTATGAAAGCCAATCAACTAATATCAATGATATTCACGGTGATGAAAAAGAACCACCACAAGCTTGGCAATACTCAGCAAATGATGCTGGTGAAATCAATTCAAACTATGGTCATATCGTATATTCCGATAAGTATTTCAATCAATTTGATAAAGCCTTTATGGAACTATGGAAAAATCCTGACAGCCGTCGTGCTCAAATGGTTTACAATCGTCCAAGCATATGGGTTGAATTTAATGAAAACGGCAAGTCAGATTTTATCTGTACTAATGCTCAAACGTTCTATATTCGTGACAACAAGTTACATATGGTATCTCAAATGCGATCAAACGATGTAGTCTTTGGCTACAAAAATGATTATGCTTGGGCTCAATACTTGATGGATAAGTTTGTTAGCAAGTGGAATAACCGTGCTATGCAAAATATTCGTGGTACGACTATATCAAAAGGTCCTAAAATTGAAAAAGGTGATCTTATTTGGCAGGTAATGAACTTACACGTTTATGAACGCCACTTCAACTTGGTAGATTAATATGAGTAAAATGGGTGCATACGTTCTTGATCAGCAAATCGAAGAATACGAATCGTACTATAATTATATGGGAAGAAGAATGAGAGAAGCAGATAGATACGAATATGATCGTGCTGAAAAATGGCATAACCGGTTTATGGATATGGCTAAACTTGTCGCTGATTGGAGCAAAGATCCATCAAGTAAAATTGGTGCAGTTGCTGTTAATGATGAACGTCGTATTCTTGCAACAGGATATAACGGCTTTCCAAAGGGTATTGAAGATACTCCTGAACGTTTAGCTGATCGTCCCACAAAACATCAATTAGTTATTCATGCTGAAATGAATGCTCTTATGAATGCGTTGTACTCAGGCGTAAGCCTTAAAGACGCAACTATGTACGTGTACGGATTACCTATCTGTCCTGATTGCGCTAAAAGCGTAATACAAGCCGGTGTTAAACATGTTGTTATACCAACTGATAAAACCGACAAAGGCGAATGGCAAAAAGTATGGGAAGAAAAAAGTTTACCAATGTTCAAAGAAAGTGGTGTTAAAGTTACAGTACTTGGTATGTAATTATGTCGTACCTTGTAACTGATAACTGTGTTAAATGTAAACACACCACGTGCGTATCGGTTTGTCCTGTAGATTGTTTCTATGAAGGCGATGATATGTTGGTTATCAATCCAGATGAATGTATCGATTGTGGAGTTTGTGTACCTGAATGTCCTGTTGACGCTATTGTAGCAGACGTTGATTTACCAGAACCAGAAAGAATCATTTGGATGGAAAGAAATGCTAAATACAGTCAGATATGGCCGAACATTGATGAAGAAAAAGCACCTAAAGAAGATGCTTATGAGTGGGAAAATATTCCACATAAATTTGAAACACACATCGAAAAAGTTTCATAAATACAATCGTCCAGAAAACATAAAGTTTTTTGTTGACATTTTTTGAAAACCGTGTTATAGTATATCTATACACAAAGTATATAATAGTGAGCTACTCTGATCCAGTCAAAAAACTCACGTTAATAAACTGATATAAAGGAGACTAATATGTCAAAAATTAAAGTAGGCGTCATCGGCGTCGGTAATTGTGCTCAATCCCTTGTTGAAGGTATTCAGTACTATAATGAAAATCCCAATGATCACGTAGGACTTATGTATCCAGATATTGGAGGATATAGTTCAAGTGATGTTGAATTCGTAATTGGTTTTGATGTCGATAGACGTAAAGTAAATCGCCCACTCATCGAAGCATTACGTGCTAGACCAAACTGTGCTATGAACCACGTTCAAGAGCTATTAGAGTCTGGTAATAATACTCCAGGTTGTGTTACTCCAGGTGCAATGGTTTATTCAAGTCCAACCCTTGACGGTGTTGCAGAATGGATGGATTACTACCCTGAAGAAGTATCATTTAGAACAGGTGCAGAAGAAGCTAAATCATTTGATGATATCGTACAGCTTATTAAGGATACAGGTACAGAAGTTCTTGTTAACTACTTACCAGTTGGTTCTGAAAAAGCAACGCGTTTTTATATCGATGTAGCTTTGAAAGCAGGCGTACACTTTGTTAACTGTATTCCAACACTGATTGAAACTAAAGAAACACAACAAATTGAACAAAAGTTTATCAATGCAGGTCTTACCTTCGTTGGTTCAGATATGCGTTCAGCTTGGGGTGCTTCAAGATTATCTGAAGTTTTACAAGGCGCAATGATTGATGGTGGTTTGCATGTAACTTATCACACTCAAACAAATCGTATTGGTGGTGCAACTCAAGGTCGCGAACATATTCGTAACGGTGTTACATCAAATACAGACTTTATTAATATGGCTGAAAAAGAACGTCTACATAATAAGCATATCTCAAAAGAGAATGTTTTGAAAGGACAGAATACTGTTCGTGGAGTTAATTATGCTGGTGATACATTGTATGCCGGTCCATCATTAACCGTTCTACAAAAACCAGGTGGTGACTATGTTGGATCTGATAATAAGATTGCAGATCTCGATATCGTAGCATTTGGATTTGGTGGAGCTCGTTATACATTACAAGCTAGACTATCTTGCCAAGACTCACCAAACTCTGGTGGTGTGGTTATTTCAGCAATTCGATTCTGTCGAGTAGCGTCTGAAATGGATATTGTTGGTATTCTTCGTGGGCCAAGTGCTTATACACAGAAAACTCCACCGGTACAGCTTACAACAGCTGACGCAAAGTTTGAATGTGATGCATTAGCTCGTAGAGAACTTACAAATATGACAAGACCACAACTTGCATCAGCTAAGCCTAAAGCAAAAGATCTTCCATATACCTACCAGGACGGAAAGACTGATTATGAGTAAAAGAAACGCCTTCGATCCATTTGAAAAAATACCATCGAAGTTAATCAACTCATTTGATATTGATGGTGTAATATTTATGGGTGACAGTTTCACTGGTGTGAATCCTGGACCTGATGATATTATCATTACTGGTAGATCTAAAGATGATCGTGCAGAAACTGAATCGATGCTCCTAGATAGGGGCATCACCAATCCTCTCTATATGAATAATAAGCCAGGCGATTATAACGATCGTAGGCAGTCGGGTTTACACAAAGGCATGACTTTATTCTATTTAGAACAAATGGGATATAGATTTGGTTGTCATTTTGAAGATGATCCAATACAAATCGAGGCGATTCAACAGATGATGCCTCATATAAAAGTCGTACACCTTAATCATGATTTGATTGATAAAGGTGTTGACACAACTGATAATGTAGTTTATAATCAAACTATTCCATCATACTAATAGGTGATAAATGATTGATGCGACTGGAACAAAATTTACTGAAGCTGATAACTTTCAGTCAATGCACGCAGATTATCCTTTGGATAAGTACTTTTCTATGTGCGATGTTGAAAAGTTTAGAGACTTTAAATATTTTGTAGAACAAGTTAACCTCAGAGCTGAATGGCAAAAAGGACTTGCCGAGTCGTACGATTATAAGGAATATGCTCTTAATCCCGATACAGAGTATTTCCACCCTATGATTACATATGATGATCGTATGGTTTACATTGCAGAAAACATCGTGGGATTATCTGATGATGATCTCTCGATGTATAACAAAATTGGTAATACTATTATCTCTCACTTTTATGGAGCTCGTGGTATTCACCAAATTTGTACACGTACTAATGATGTTAAAAAAGCACATGTCGATTTTGAAAACTATTTTACTTCTGGTGAAAGAGAACGAATTCGATATAACCTGACTCTTGCAAGACCTGCTGGACTCGCTATATACGGTTCTACAGAATTGCGCACTTCTCTATGGGGTGCAGCAAACAAGTACCAACGCGAACGGTTTGGTGATGATATGGAAGAAGGTACTAATGCTAAACATCCTGGTAACGTAATGGATTGGGTTGCCGGTCTTGGTGAAGACGGTATGTTTGAACGCTTAATGAATTGCGAAACTATTAGTGATGCATTCAAAGAGCTTACTTCGCATGAGGGCATAGGAAACTATTATGGATTTCACTGTTCTACTTCGAACTCTGTTAACCCTGGCCTCAAATGGACAAATGATGATAACTTTGTCAAGCCAGGACCGGGAGCCCAATACACTTTACGACTACTTTTTCCAGATGCGCCAAACAGCGTAATTAACTCTGGTGATTTAGTTGTATGGTTTAGACACAATCAAAACTTCTTTGGATTTGATAAAATTAAAATACATGAATCAGCTCATAACGTCTTAGATTATAAAGGCGATAAAATGCTACAAAAAGACCAAACTGAAATGATGACTTATGGTTCTGAAGTTGGAATGTGTCAATACGGTATCTTCTGTAAACTACGTAATGATCGTAAAGCATGTGATAGACGAGTAGTTACACGTGCAGGAGATAAGGACATTGAAAAAATGCTAAATATAGCTGAGATGAACTTGAAACCACAACCCTCTCTTGAAGAATTTTTTATATAAGGTAAATATTATGAAATCAGTTATTGCAGCTCCTTTTATTCCAATGTCGTTTCAGACAAGCAGCCATAGAGCAGCTCAAGGAATAATCTATGCCGACCTATTAAAACATTATCATACAGATAATATCCATGCTAGCTTATCGCGCCCATCTGTACAAGGTGAGGGTGCTAAAGAAGCAAACAAAACCGAAGACTTTAACGAATACGATAGACTTTATATCTATCACGGTAATGATCGTAAAGCAGACTCTACAGATCTTAACTTCTTTGGTGGTACACGTAACTTTCCACATGCGTACAATATTCGAAACATATCACGTTTTAAAGGTGAAGTATATTCTTTAGAAATGGATATGCCTGATTATGCTACAATGCTTGAAAACAAATTCAATGGTCATAAGCGTAAAGATGGAACACTTGATACAATGGTACCAGAGTTTCTTGAAGTAGATATTGATAATCTACGTAAAATGCAAGAAAGAGCAATTACACTTAAACCACAACATCCTACTTGGGATAAACTTTGTATTGGCGATAGTCATGCTATTTGTATGTACCGTGAAGGATGTAATGTTAATTCAGTACCATTTAAAACTTTATATGGCGCCTTAGAGATGGGCCTTGAAAAATTCATAAATAAAGATAATGTTAAACATATCGAGTGCTACTTCGGTAACATCGATATTCGACATCATTTATGCCGACAGGATGATACTAAACAAGCAATACGAGATATTGTTGATCGTTATATAGAACAAGTCGGCGCTTTGGATATGGAAAGTAAAGTGATTTATGAACTACTCCCCATCGAAAACGAAAGACGTAATCTGCCAAAAAGCGGTTGGTATATGGGTGAGAAGTTTTATGGTTCTTGGGCTGAAAGAAATGATGCAAGACTCTATTTTAAAGAGTACGCAATGCAAAAAGTTCAAGGTACAGGTATTGAATTTCGCGAATGGCTTACACCAAGCTATTACAATGAACTTGGAGAGCTTGATTTTAAAGCTATGGAAAAACCAAAATCTGTCCATCTATCACGTGAATACTATCCTTATTGGCAAGGATTGGAATACAATAATATTAAGAAAACAAGCTTAGAGGACTTTTTTGCATGAAACACGCGACAATCATTCCACTGATCGGTGGTGAGGCATTAGCTTCAACCGACGTATTTGGTTCTAGACCAGAATATATCTTATCATACGATGTTTTTAAAGATAACGAAAAACATTTACTTAACTATTGGGATTATGAGGTTCCTTATCATGTACTTGATAAAGGTGGTTCTGCTCCACTTGGTGAAAAGATTGATGTAATGTCGAGTGTTTGTCCTTGTGCTGGTTTAAGTCAATATCATTCTAAGCCTGGCGAAGAAAATCAAAACAACCAATGGATGGAAAAAACAGCTCGATATGTTCTTGGTGAAGTAAAGCCAAATGTATTCTGGGGAGAAAATGCTCCTGCATTAGTTGGTAAGATTGGCGAGTTTATGCTGAAAAAGCTTAGACAGATCGGTGAAGAAAACGGCTATTCAATGAGTCTATATCTTACAAAGAATATTAAACACGGTGTACCACAATTTAGAAAGCGTACATTTTATTTCTTCTGGAAGAAAGAACGATTCGGTAATCGTACTCCTTTACTTACATATTATAATCGTCCTCATAAAAAGATCGAAGATATTATTGCTGGTGTAAAATCAAACTTCCAAGTAGAACCAATCAATGAAAAGATTCCAAGCCAAGACGATCCTTATTATCGTTATCTGCTTGAAGAAGTTAATAATGGTATGACTCATCGCGAATATTACGATAGCCTTAATACAGAAAATGTGCGTGGTAATGATGTAGAGTCTATGATTGAAAAGGCTGGCCACGACTATAATGTAGTTGGTAAATGGATGGATAAAGAAGGATATGAACGCGAAGTTCCAAAATGCGAACGTAAATATGAAAAGCTTGCATCTGGCGGTAACATTATGAGACGTGGTACTATTGTTCCAAAGGATTACATTGGAGCTTTTGTTGGCCATTATCCAACTGTTCTTACGCATCCATACGAAGATCGATATATTAATTATCGTGAAGCAATGACTATTATGGGTTTACCTTCTGATTTCGAATTATTAGATCCTAAGAAATCAGTTAATCATATTTGTCAGAACGTACCTTATCAAACAGCTTCTGATATGTGTGAAGAAATTAAAGCAGTATTTAACAATGATCGTCCTTGGGCCGACACAGATTTCTTATTCCAATCTAACATCAATCAAAAACATGAATTGTGGAACAAAGAAGAAGCAACTTTAGAAGCTTTCATTTAATAGTTGACATTTGTACACATATAAGTTATAATATAATCTAACGTTGAAGGAATAATATGAAACACTTTATTATAGATTTTGAGACTATAGGTCAACATGCTGCAGTTGTACCTGCTATTGATTGTTCCTATACTACGTTTGAATGGGAACGATTTATCGAACAACCTTATTCTTTTAAAGAACTTGTTCTCGGTGTAACTCAAGATAAATTTGATATTAAAGATCAAATGGTTAATCACGGTTGTAAATACAATGAACGTGATCTTCAATGGTGGTTAGATCAGCCACCAGCGCTTCGCACAAATATGAAGCCAAACCCAGACCTTGATCTTAATCCTGTACAGTTTATGGAAAAGTTTATTAATTACCTAAGAGCTGAAGGACCAATTAGTCATTGGTGGTCAAGATCAAATACCTTTGATCCAGTAATACTAGAACGTATTGCTCAAAATGCTGATAAGAGTTCATTACTAAATGATTACCTTAAGTATTGGGCAGTAAGAGATACTCGTACATATATCGATGCTAAGTTTGATTTTAATGTACCGGGTGGAAAGAACGGATTTATTCCTGTATCCGACATTGCAAAATGGGAATACAATTTTAAAGCACATGATAGTAAACATGATGTTGCTGCAGATATTCTGAGGTTACAAGCTATCGTAAGAGCTGAAGCAGATTTGGAGCAAATTGAAATATGAAAATAGAAGTAAGTATTGAAGAATTACGAAAACAAAAAATCTTTGTAGGTACACCTATGTATGGCGCTCAATGTGCTGGTACATATACCAAAGCATCTACAGATCTTGCTACGATGTGCGCTACTAATGGTATTGGTATTCATTTCTATTACCTATTTAATGAGAGCTTGGTTCAGAGGGCACGTAACTATATAGTTGACGAGTTTCTAAGATCTGATTGTACTCATTTATTGTTTATAGATGCCGACATTGGTTTTAATCCACGTGACGTATTAGGTCTAATGGCAGTTAACTTAAAAGATCCAGAAGAATATAATATTGTTACAGGTCCTTATCCTAAGAAAACTATTGCTTGGGAAAAGATTAACAAAGCTGCAGATGCCGGCTTTGGTAAAGAAAACCCATTTGAATTAGAAAACTATGCTGCAGATTATGTCTTTAATCCAGTTAAAAAGCAAAACTCATTTAAAATGAATGAGCCAATGGAGATTGGAGAAGGTGGTACAGGCTTTATGCTTATAGCACGTGAAACATTTACTAAGTTTGCTGCAGCTTATCCTGAACTTGAATACAAACCAGATCATGCTCGTACTGATAATTTTGACGGAAGTCGAATGATTACAGCATTCTTTGATTGTATTATTGATCCAACAACTAAACGTTATCTATCAGAAGATTACTTTTTCTGTAAGAAAGCGCGTGAAGCTGGATTGAAAGTATGGATGTGCCCTTGGATGCAATTGCAACATGTTGGGTCTTACATCTTTAAAGGTTCTCTTGGACATATGGGACAACTTGGTGCTTCGTTAACAGCCGATAGCTCAAGTAGTAAGAAAAGCTATAAAAAAGGGAAAAAATAGTTGACATTTCAAATAGACTATGATATTATTAATAAATAAACAATGCATTAAGGAGCTTATATAATGAAATTCAGTGAACGTACTCTTACGATTCTTAAAAGTTTTTCGACCATTAACAAATCTATTCAGATGAAAGAAGGTAATGTTCTTAAAACAGTAACACCAGAAAAAACTCTGGTGGCAACAGCAACAATCCCAGATCAGATCCCATCACAAGCATGTGTATATGATCTATCTCGGTTCTTATCTATTCTCGGTCTTTACAAAGATCCAGAAGTAGAGTTTCATGATAAGTATTTCATGATAACAGCAGGCAAACAGCGTACTAAGTATGTTTATGCCGACATCTCAATGATTCATGCAGCACCAGAGAAAGATATTACTCTGCCAACTGCTGATGTCGAAGTAGATGTTTCTTGGGAAGATCTTCAGTCAGTGATTAAAGCTGCTGGTGTTCTTCAATTTAGCGAGGTTGCTTTCGTCGGCGTTGATGGTAAAATCTACCTAAAAGCCGTTGATAGTAGCAACGATAATTCTGATGATTATGGCGTCGAAATCGGCACAACTTCTGATGAATTTAAGATTATCATTAAGACCGATAATCTCAAGCTTTTACCTCAGGATTACAAAGTTACTCTTTGCGCGAAGGGTATCTCTGAGTTTAAAAGCGACGGTGTCACGTATTTCGTGGCTATTGATACTAAGTCGACTTATAAAAAAGGATAAATGAATATGAGTAAAAATGAAAACCCGGCTGCTCAGGGTCAAGAGCAAAAGCAAGAACCAGTACAAATTTCGTTGCAAGATATTGCGACTGTTGTACAGTTAATTGATGTCGTATCTCGTAGAGGCGGTATCGAAGGTAATGAGATGGCTGGCGTAGGTATGCTACGTAATAAGCTAGAAATCTTCTTGCGCCAAAATGCACCTGAAGGTGAACAAGCTCCTGAAGGCGCTATGCCTGCTGCAGCTCCAGCTGACGTACCAGCAGATGCTCCGCTTGCTGATAAAGTTAGCTAAAAAGCTTATGAACGACCGAGGGCTCTCGTTGATAAACAAACCCTCATTTATTTTATATTATGAAAATGGTGAAACATATGGCTATTGAATCCAAAGCAAATGAAGTGTTATGGGTCGAAAAGTATCGACCGCAAAAAATCGATGACACTATCCTTCCTGATAAAACAAAGGCTGCTTTCAAAAAGTTTGTAGAAGACGAAAGCATTCCTAACCTATTACTTACTGGTGGTCCAGGCGTTGGTAAAACTACTATCGCTAAAGCTATGCTCGAAGAGCTTGGTTGTGATTACATCGTAAAGAATGGTTCTCTTAACGTTAATATCGATACTCTTCGATATGAAATTTCTACATATGCATCGTCAGTATCTCTTACTGGTGGTCGTAAATACGTAATCTTTGATGAAGCTGATTACCTGAATGCTACATCAGTCCAACCCGCCTTACGTAACTTTATTGAAGAATACTCTTCCAATTGCGGGTTTATCTTTACATGTAACTTTAAAAATCGTATGATTGAACCACTTAGGTCTCGATTGTCTGAAATAGATTTTACTATTGAGACATCACAACGTCCTAAAATGGCGATGGAATTCTTTAAACGTGTTAACTCAATCCTTGATAATGAAGGTATTGAATACGACAAAAAAGTTCTTGCAAAAGTTATTGAACGTCACTTTCCAGACTTTCGTAGGGTATTAACCGAGCTTCAAACATATGCTTCCTCTGGTCGTATTGATGAAGGTATCTTTGTTAATCTTAAACAAGAGTCTATGGACGAAATGTTTAAACTTCTTAAAACAAAAAACTTTACAGGTATGCGTAAATGGGTTGCTTCAAACTCTGATCAAGACATGAATGAAATGTTTAGACGTATCTATGATATGGCAACTGATAAAGTTGAACTTAAATCTATGCCAGGCTTCGTAGTTACTCTTGCTGATTATATGTACAAAGCAAACTTTGTAGCTGATCTTGAAGTCAATATGGTTGCATTCTTAACTGAAGTAATGTTGGAAAGTGAATACAAATGACAGAAATAAATCCACTTGCAACAGTTATCCTTAGCGACTATACTACATATAATCGTGTTGGTGACAGAGATGTTTTAACTCAAGTAAGACATGTTGAACGTAACGGTCATAAAACAGTTGAAAAATTAATCATTGGTTATACTTACAATGCTAATGGTACCTTAAACAAACCTATCGAGGATCCAGGACAAGTCTTGGATATTTTAATATGATATTAGAAGTTTTTTATAATGTATTTCAAGGCGCAGTTGCACTTGGTGTAACATATGTTTTAGTTAAAGGTTTATGGGTTTCTACAATGATACTCGAAGAACGTAAAGCTAGATACCGTGCTGGAACTCACGATTATTACGATAATCCTATTGAAAAGGACGACTAATGTTCGGTTGGTCTATTAAAAGAGTAGAAAAGACCGTTCATTGTTTTAATTGTGGCGTAGACGTTGATCCTAAGATCGCGTTTAATGTAAAATTTAATACGGCTGAAGGACTACATACTCTTAAAGCATGTCAAGCATGTGCTGATGAAGTTAATGAAGTTCTTAAAGCTATCGAGGAAGTAAGAAATGACCCTACCAGTTGAACGCAAATATGCAGTTGACAATACCAGAATATTTTTATATAATCTAATGGATCCTAAGAAAACACCTCGCGTTCCAAAAGCAATAAGACTTGACGCATATCGTTGTTTAAAGCATTATCCTAGTGAATATGCTATGGAACAGGCGCAAAAGGTTGCACCCGAGGTATTTGGAGAATATAAAGATGGCTAAAGATTATAACCCCTTTGATTTTATGAATGCAGTATCTTTCTCTAAGGAAGATCTCATTAAAAATCATGATACACCTGATCAGATCGAAAAACAATATACTCCGTATGTAGTTAATCGTGGATTTACTAACTTTGAAGATACTATCCTTCATGCTAATGAAATGAATATGCGACATCATCTGTTTCATGCAGCTCAATTTGATTATTATCGAGGTGCTTTACGCAAACGTAAACGTTTCTCAAAATGGCCAAAGGCTGATAAAAGTACAGATCTTGATGCTATTCAACAAGTCTATAATTGCAATCGTACAGTTGCTAAATTATATTATAAAGCGTTATCGCAAGATGATATGAAATCTGTTAAGAACAAACTCACAATAGGTGGAAGTTCAAAATAGAATAAATATATTGGATGCAAACATTTGACGCATCGTGATAACAACAAATAATAATTTAAAATAAGGTGCTGTACGTTATGGAAACAGAAGACATTTTCAAAGGTGTCGGTATAGAAGTTTCGCTTCCTTCCCCAGATAGTTTTTTAAAAGTTAAAGAGACTTTAACTCGAATTGGCATTTCTTCTCGTAAAGAAAAGAAGTTATATCAAACATGCCACATTTTGCATAAGCAGGGAAGATACGCAATTCTACATTTCAAAGAATTGTTTATACTCGACGGAAAAAAGAATACATTTACAGAAGAAGATAAAGCAAGACGTAATACGATTGTTAAACTTCTGGAAGAATGGGAGTTATGTTCTATTGTGCATGAAGATGCAACAGGCGAACTTGCTGCTCCTCTTAATCAAATCAAAATTTTATCACACAAAGAAAAATCAAATTGGACACTTGAAGCTAAATATAATATTGGGAAAAAGTAAATTATGAATGTATATAAGGTGAATGATCGGGCATCAGTGCCTGAATACGCAACAGCTGGATCAGCTTGTTTCGATATTAAAGCATGTATTACTAGTGGTCAACGTTTAAGATCATATAACGCATTTAACAAAGAAATGCAAATTGTAGTTAAGGGTGTTGGTGGAAATCCAAACTCATTTCAACTACCTCCAGGAATTCGAGTATTAGTACCAACCGGTCTTATCTTCGATATTCCAGAAAAGCATGTAATGAAAATGTATATTCGCTCCAGTCAAGCTCTAAAGAAAGGGTTGACAATGGTAAATGGAGTTGGTATAATCGATTCTGATTATGTAGAAGAATCTTTCATGATGTTAGAAAACGTTTCAGATAGCATGGCTCTAATCGAGCATGGAGAACGTATTGCTCAATGTTTAATCGAAAAAACTCTTCGTACTAAGATAGTAGAAACAACAGATAAACCAGGAATCAAAACTGACCGTGACGGTGGCTTTGGTTCAACAGATGAATAATTATTCATCAAAGTGAATAAGGGTTATTACAAAAAGTAATAACTTTTTTTAAAGATATACAAATTTTGTATATAAATAAATGTGTAAGAATGCTGAATTATCGGGTTCTTACATGTTAAACCGGTCGGATTTAATCGGCCAAATATAAATCTTGCTTAATTTAAAGGAGATAGCAAAATGACTAATACACGAAGAATGACAACAGACTTGCTTAGCGATCCATTTTTTATTGGATTTGATAGAGTTCTAAATAGAATGCAGAACTCGACTCCAGGTCAAACGAATTACCCTCCATACAACATTGTAAAGTTAGACGACGACAGATACACCATTGAAATTGCTGTAGCTGGCTTTGATGAGAACGAAATAGAGGTGGAACTTAAAGAAGGCGTACTAAACGTCTTCGCAGAAAAGGATTCTAAAGATGAAGGTGAATACCTACATAAAGGAATCTCTGCTAGAGCCTTCAGACGCTCATTTACTCTTTCAGACACTATTGTGGTTAATGGAGCCGATCTAGTTAACGGGATCTTGGCCATTGAACTAGAGAACGTGATACCTGAAGAGAAGAAACCTCGTAAAATTGACATCGGCACAAAAAGTAAATCTGGAAAGAGAACGCTTTTAAACGAATAGCCGGCCTTAAGGAGGGCCACGCCAAATGAACAGAGTAATTTCCTATATTAAGGAATGTGACGGCCACTTTTGTGATATGGTAGCTCAAACTGCATTAACAGTCATTACCCTTGGAGTAATGATATTATGCGTAAGCTCTATAGCATAAGTTGATAACGAACAAGGAACGGAGGTAATTTATTATCTCCGTTTTTTTATGCGATGGCTCCAGTCAATCCGTATACTCTTAACGATGATCCATCTCCACCGCCGCTGCCTCCACTATAACTAATCTGAGTAAGATCACTTCCGCCTTGTTGCAACATAATAGGTGCAATATTTGGAGCATTATTATTAAGTATAGTTAAGCCGCTACCATCACCGGGTGATAACATACTACCATCTCGAAGATTTGAATTAGATCTAAATTGTTTTAGATAATCCTCCAATTCTTGAATCATCTGCTGATTTTGTTGATATTCATCTTCTTGTTTAATAAGAGCATCAAGCTCTTGACCTTCTCTTAGCCGAGTAACATATTCTGCTCTAGCACCAGGTTTTTCAATAACTGTTCCTCTACCAAAATTACCAAGATTTACACCAGGCTGTAATAGTGCAGCTCCTGTCGCTGGATCATATTTACCTGCATTTTTCTCATCCCAGGCCTGTTGCGCGTATACATCTATAATTCCAGTACCCGTAGGCCTTGGCTCAACATTTTGACCTGTAAGAATCTTTTTATCTGCTGCTGATGGATCTAGTCTAAATAATGCTTTTGCTAACATTATACCAAAAACTTCAGGACTTGCAAGTGCACCGGTCAAGCCAAATACAATACCGCCTCCTAAAGCACCCCAAGGACCGCCAATCATAAATCCAAAGGCAGAACCAATAGCACCAGCCGCAAATCCAGTAAATAATGGTCCAATGATAGGACCTATACCGGCTATTTTCTTATCATCTGTATCATACGTTCCATCAGTATTATTTAAAATATTATATATTCTATAAGCGTCGTAAACTGAAATTACAACAGATAGAATACCTGCGCCTCTTAATATACTACTAAATATTTTAGAATATTTTGGATTTAATGTACTTTGTAAATATTTTAAAGCATCTGCGTCACTAGCAAAACCGCCTTTAACATTTTGAAGTCTATTTGCAGAATCAAATTTAAACTTATCTGGGGCAGCTTTTGCAGCATCTACTCTTACTTGAGATTTTTCAAAGCCTTCAATTGTACCTGGAGGACCACCGCCACCTGTTGATTTCTTTGTAGAGCTTGAGCTTGGATTGGGTGTTTGCCCGCCTCTTGTTCCATCGTCTGGTGGGCCACTGGGTGGATAATTTTTTGGTGCATCTGGGCCATCGGTATCAGGCGGTCCAAAAAATTTATAGTACCAAGGTCTACCCTTTGCGTCTGGTTTCATGCCATTTTCTAAGTCGGCAGTCATTTTTCTATACTTATATCTTGTTTTATCGACAGCTAAACCTAACAATCTTAACGACAGACCAACCATAGGAAACGCATAGAGAGCTGCAGTTGCTATTGTTTGCCAGTCCATATTTCTGATATTTTCAAAAGTAGTATTTAAAGCAGAAAGATTTGTATTTAAATTAGTTAAATTAGTCTTAAAATTCTCTAAAGGTCCTTCTGGTGCAACAAACGCATCAAAGTCTGTTTTCATTTTTTCGATTGCAGGACCAATAGAATCTAATGTATTAAATGTTTCGTCTTTAACACCAAGTTCTTTTAATAACGGTCGCATTCCGCCATATGAATCGACGAATCCTTTTAGAAAATTATAACCAACAAAACCAACACCGGCGCCTACTAATATGTTTTTAAGTGAAAAAGTCTTTGCAAGCGAATCTCCGATTTTATCAATAGCTTTATTAAAATCTTTTTTCTCTCCACCGTTGTCATAGTCGTCAGTTTGATTAGCAGTGGGTGTGGGTGGTGTAACTTCGTCGAATTGTTCTTGAGCTCTGGCTCTTTCTGCAGCGTCAGTGGCAATACCCACTTGAGCTTTCATCATGTTTGTTTGTTCTATTACATTCGCATTAATACTTTGAAATAATCCATCAAATTTTTCAAGCTTAATATTTAAAGACTTAACAGAGTTTGTCCCACTATTTCTAATGAGATCTCCTTCCGCCTTTAACCTATCTATAATAGCTTGTGTATCTTCTGAATAAGCCATGTTTTATTTCCTTTAATATTAGTCTGCTTTTTGTGACTCAAGAAAGTCTACTATCATATCAAAATATAAGTCTCTTTCGTATGGCAGCATCTCTTCTATATCTTTTATGTTGTACTTATGATGCTGTGCCAATGCGAATATAACCTGATAATAATTACCTAAGTTAGTATGGCACAGCATTAGATAAAAAAACTGCGCATACCCTCCACAACGAATGTCTTTTCTTCATTGTTACTATTTTCGTATTTCATTTCATGTCTAAGTTTTGGCATTTTTTCAAAGAATATTTGTATGCCTTTAATAACATCTGCAGATAAACTATCTACAAAGTCTTCAATTTCTTTATCAGAATAATTGCTAAATTCATGAACTTCGTCGTCAGATGCAATTTTGTCTAAACATGATACCATCATAACATAGTTAACGAGCGGATCATCAGTTTCCAACTCCATAACTTTTGCAAATTCGTTTATAGATGGGTACTTCAAAATTAATGTATACTCATCGTTAATCTTAACTTTATTTGTATCTGCCGGTGGTAATTCAATAATAACCTTTTCAATATCTAATGATAGATCCACTCTTTCTTGTGTATCTGGATCTATCACATTAAACTCAATTAAATTATTAACTGACTTAGATCTTAGTGCTAACATAACATATTCTAAGTCAAACATCGGCATTGTTTCAACATCGTGATCAATCAAGCAATTATTAATAACTTGCTTAACTGCTATAATTTCTTGAGCAGCATCTTTAGATTCTGATGCCACTAAAAAAATCTTTTCTTCTTTAACCGTAAACGGTCTATATTTAATTTTCTTCCCATTTGAAGGTAATTCCAATTCAAAAATCGGTAAATCGATCTTAGGTAAAGCCATAATTTATTTCTCCATTAACCAAAAAAGTCTTTAATTCGACGCACTTTGTTATTTACTCTTGTATATTTGTTTACTGCATCTTGTACTGATGTTGGTACAAGGTCAGCTCCGATTAATTGACCAACGGCGCCGATCTGTTGTATTAATCCTAGTAAACCATTTCCTCTACCGAATCTTGCGGTAGGCGATCCAATTCTCTCACCAGTAAATTGTATCCTATCATATTGAAGAGATACTGGTAACACTGAGAATGAATCATTATTTTCCCATGCTAAATCAACATCACCAATCATCATTGGAAATGCATTATCCAATATTACTTCGTAATACTGGCCTGACTGTTCGTAATTTGTAGAATATTGTCTAATTACTACTCTACATGCATAATTGTCTTTATATCCTACTTCAAATGGTAACTTACCATCTACTTCTGCAAATGAGCCAGCAGCAGTACTTAAATTAACTACATTTTGAGCCCACGAGTGGAAAAAGGATAATATTTGATGATCTGAATCAAGCATAAAGATTGCCTGAACTGGTTCAGTATTAACGCCTAACGGTTGTAATTTACGAAACTGAGCCACTTGATCATTTTGTACGGTGGTAAATGTAATGCCTGGAATAGAAGCATTCTTACAAAAGAATATAAGATCTCTTGAACTTGCTCTTGACTTTACATTTGCTGGTCTTGATATTTGTACTTCGAATAAAGAACCACGCGCCGGACCACCGAACCAGTCTAATTGGGTTTTAAATTCTGATATGTTAAATGCCATTATCTTCCTCTTACGATTCGTCTAGAATCAGCATATACTTGGGTAGCAGTAGCACCAACAAACTGTTGAGTAGGTAAGAACAATGCAATATCCCATTCTGATGGATTGATATATGCTGGTTTAGTTCTTACATGTGCATTCAAATAATGTTTAATCGTTGGCTGAAACTCTTTAAATTTTGCAGCGCTGTTTAGTACTTTATATGACGCAGATAGTCTCGTTGTTTCGTCAAATGCTTTATTAGTTAACACGGTATATAATTGATCCATTAGTTTTGCTCTTAAAATCGGTGGCAAATAATGCATGTTAATACCAAGAAACCCACCCTTTGCTTTATTTATTGGAAAAATAAGCGGA